CGGAACTAGGTGATCGCCACATATTGCAGGCGTAGCTTTTGTCATTACTCTCCCTCTCTATCCTCTATACATATATGGGATTTCCATATATCAGTTGTGTCTTTATCCCCACACCAATTACATATCGCCATCACCTTCCCTCCATCTCCCAAGTTAGTTCATCTAGGTAGTGCTCAAAACTCATACCCTCGTGAGCACTCTCATCCCACTCCACTACCCAATCAGGTGTGCGTTCAGGCACTCTCCAAAATGTATCGTAGCCAGTAAACTCATCATAAAATAGAGTGAGTTCGTATTCGTTGCCTTCATACTCAAAGTAGATATACCGCTTCCACCCTGTCTCCTCGTGCTCTTTACCCTTGATTACTATCTGTTTCTCTAAGTGTTGCTTGATCTTACTCATTACTCATTATCCTTTCTATAAGTTGGGTGGTTCCAATCAAGCCAATGGGATAGATAGCCTTGTAATCTCTGATCCATCTCCATTGATAGTATGGGATCAAAATCCCCACTTGTTGCCTCCGGAAAGTGTTTTACAATCTCTGCCCAAAAGGCAAACTCTCCATCTTGCACGGCTTTTTCTATTGCATCTTCCCATTCTTTCTTATTCATTATCTTCTTGCCCTTCTTTCCAAAGATCAATCTCTGCCTCTATTGCATAATGATTTGATGCCCAATATTGGTCGGCCTTCTCAAAATGCACCATCAAGGATGCCCATTGTTCATCCTTCATTGGCTCTTCATCATTGTAAAAATCCTCAAAAGTAGATCTATTAAACCAATTGATTACGATCTCTTCATCCGGATTTAGATCTTGCAATTGTTTGATTGCGGTAGATACTTTCATACCTCTATCTCCTCTCCCTCTACATAACCTTCTGCCAGTAGTCCCTCAAAGAAGTCCCATATTTTAAGTAGATCATCTTTCTCTTGTTCAGTGGCTTTACTTAATGCAATATTAAGTGCGCCTCCAAACTTTTGTATATCTTGATACTTATATCCCATCATTCTCTTTCTCTCCGATCTGTAATTAAGAGTGAGCGTTCGCTCTCTCCCTCTCCCACTTGTAAGTAGGATACTACGCCATCCTCCCCCATTTGTGGAAGATGGCACAGTAAGCCACCAGAAAAGCTGGGCGTTTTGTCCCTTATGTCCGTTTTAATTATGCCTCACAATCGTGGCCATAAGCCCACTCTCCGGCCTCCTCTTCATTGAGTAGATCAAACACACGATTGCACTCCACACACTTAGCCTTAGTTGAGATTTTCATTTGGTAATCCTCCAATCCTGCCAGTTATATTTTGCACCCACCGGTGCGGTCTCTCTCACTATTGCCTGCTCACAATCAACACACTTAGCAGATTGCAAACTATAATCATTACGGACAACTAGCCACATCAAACCGGTGGCAATATGTCGGCACTCTTTATTCATAATCCACACTCCAATATTGTGCCGATACATAATCCGCCATCTCCCCACCATATACGGGTAGCAATTAGATAAAGGCCTGCCAGTAGTGAGAGCCAAAAGACCGCCCTCACCACTCTCCTCACCTTGTAATAAGAATTAGATCTCATCACTTGCCTCCTCATCATCGGTATAAATCACCTTTCCATTATCGCCTAATAGTTGAGCAGTTGATATGAAGATCTCCTCACCATCGGTAAGACCCTCCTCATCAAAATCCGATCCACTCATTTTAGATGCGATAAGCATAGCCTCCGCTTTACTGTCTGCCTCAATCTCAGATTGCACATCAATCTTCACAATCCCGTGAACTAGATACCTTGCCATATCTTTATCCTTTCCACTCTTCCCTATTTGAGAGAGTGCCACCGCCTACCCGTAGAGGTAGGCGATAGCCCGCCATCAAATTGATCTGAATATATAACCGTTGTTAGACCAGTAATCGCCTAGAAATAGATCACGGGCGAATTTATTGTAATCAAAATACAATTGTCCCATTTCTGGTAAGTCTGGAGTAATGGTTTGATCTGCCAAATCATCGGCAAACTCCTGCTCACTATTCCACTCTCCTTGATAGGCCTCCTCAAAATCTGAGATCCAATCCTGCCACTCCTCCCACTTATAGTAAGTAGGAGAGTTGCTAACCCACGCCTCAAGTGCGCCCTCATAAGTATCGGCACACATCTTCCAATTATTCTCCTCAATAATTTCATTGAGGTAATCATTCTTAGAGCAGATATCGCATCCAGTTGTGCGGTCTCCAGTGTGGACAGTAGTCATTAGTTAGCCACCTCCATTTCAACTATTGCCTCAAGTTTGAAATCAGAATTTTCCACCTCATAATCATCGGTGATTAACTCATCATCATAAAGTTTTAAGGCATCCATCTCGTTATCAGCATCAACCACAATCGCTAAGTGATTAGTCTGAGTGGCGTAAATTGTAAATTTAGGCATTATTTTCTGCTCACTTTCACTTCAAAAGTAAGTGGCACTAATTCCAAATTAAGTGCCGGAAATACTGATTTATTTAGAAGATCTTTTAAGTAATACTCAACATCTTCAACACTTACATTGCTTTCACTTATTACCTTGAATTGAACTGTGTATTTCTTCATTTATTACTCCCATCAATATGAGGGCGGGATTGCTCTCATTGATGTAAGGGTAAGGGATAATCCCCCATCTTGCAAGTGTTTAATTGCCGGTGTCTCAATCCTAAAACCAGCTGGACACGCCCGACCTCGTGATTACGCAAATGTAGCTAAACAGACAATTCGGACATTGGAGATCAAGGCGGGAATTACTGGATTGAATTGGAATTTAGAATTAGATGGCGATCAATTAGGCGGTGATTAGTAGCCAAAATGAATGGGGTAGTCTGCCGGATGTGGAGAGAGCCAATCATTACTTACTAAATCCCTCAGACCTTTAACAATACGCCACCAACTCACACCGATACACGCTCAAACGGTGGAATAATCTCCTTAGATTATGCGGGAGAATAGGGACATAAGCCACAAAACGGACCCGCCCATTGTTATTTCGGGCGCAACCATATATGTACTCCCCAAATAAATATTTTGACTAAAGTGAAGCTACCCCGTATATGTCCAATATGTCCGATTTGATATACTTTGTAAGTGAGTTGTATCACATTATAAAAGATTTTTTGTGTAAAAACGGGAAATCAAGTATATTTCCCGCCTTATATATAGTAGGGGAGTAAAACGGGGAGTGATGAGTTTTACGACCACCTCGCCTCGGTGAAACCTCGGCGATGCCCCCTAAGGGCAAGACGAGGTTTACCCCTCAGTCGCTGTGGCTCCTTCGGGAGTTACCGGACAACATACGCAAGCGGCAGGTGTAGTGTAATATTCTCTCCAGTATAATATTCTGCCCATTAATAAAATCAAAGATTTCAATTACGGCGCTTATCCACAGCTTTATCCACAGAGGGAATTAGATGGCTGAGAACTCAGCAGACATAGCGAAAAGAATTATCTTAGGTTGTGTAGCTGAAGGAATGACAGTTGAGCAAGGCTGTGCCTCAGCCGGCAAATCTATAAAGACTTACGAGTACTACCGAAGGACCGACAAGGTCTTCGCAGATAAGATGGATAGAACTAGATTAGGTCTAAGAGATAAATCCTTTGCTTCTAGTGATGTTCACGATCTTACCTTCGCAGAATTTAGACAACGCTTCCTTCATAACGCAACCTTCCCCCATCAACAAAATCTAGTTGATGTAATAGAGGGTAATGACCCAGGCTGGCTTCATCCTAATATGAAGTATGAGAAGGGTCTAAATAACAACCGCATACTTTTAAACATACCTCCTAACCACGCCAAGTCAATTACCATTACAGTTGACTACGTAACCTGGCTACTATGTCAGAACCCAAACTTTAGAGTTTTAATAGTTTCACAGACCCAGCGATTAGCTGGTGACTTTCTCTACGCCATCAAGCAACGACTGACTCACCCGATGTACGAGGACCTACAAGCAGCATACGCTGCTGGCGTAGGGTTCAAATCTAAGAGCGCCTCCTGGCAAGCGACCCGTGTTACCTTCGGGGATGAATTGCGTGAATCCAGTGAGAAGGATCCCAATATAGAAGCAGTTGGTATTGGCGGTCAGATCTACGGTAAACGAGCAGATATGATCATAGTAGATGATGCTGTTACTTTATCTAATGCCAATGACTTTGAACGGCAGATCAAGTGGTTAACACAAGATGTTAGATCTCGTCTTAACCCAACCGGCAAGTTAATTATTATTGGTACCCGTGTAGCCTCCGTAGATTTATACAAGGAGTTACGCAACCCTGATAGATATCCTGGTGGCCTAGTACCTTGGACCTATCTAGCAATGCCAGCATTATTAGATGCTAATGAGGATCCCGATAAGTGGGTTACCTTATGGCCTGCCTCTGATCAACCCTTTGATGGGCAAGAGGAAACAGACAAGAATGAGGAAGGTCTATATCCTCGCTGGTCTGGTAGAAATTTATTTAACGAACGTCAATCTATGGATGCCTCAACTTGGGCGCTCATCTATCAGCAACAAGATATATCAGATGATGCAGTCTTTGATCCAGTATGTGTTAGAGGATCTATTGATGGTATGCGAAAGAGTGGTGGTTTAAATCCAGGCTATCCAGGTCATCCTAAAGATACTCAAGGCTTTACTTATATTTGTGGTTTGGACCCTGCAATGGTTGGGGACACTGCTGCTATTTGTTATGCTGTTGATCGTTCTACCAATAAGCGTTTCATTGTTGATGCTATCAAGATTACAAGGCCGACTCCAGCGCAGATCCGCCAGTTAATATTTGACTGGACTGAGCTATACAAGCCTAGCGAATGGATCGTAGAGCGTAACGCTTTCCAATCTTTCCTAACGCAGGATGAGGGTATCCG